GCGCAAACAGCCTGCCGACGCCGGGAAGCTGCGAGCCAACCCCGCGGATGGCCGTCTCGCCAACCCCGCCGAGCACGTTGCCGACGCCAGCGCCGATGAGCCCGCCTGATGCCTGGTTCAGCAGTAGGAACGCCGCGGCCGCGGCCTTGATCTCGGTCGGCAGCTTGTTCAGCGTCTCAAGAATGGACATCGTGACAGAGAGGGTGGTCCTCAGGACGCCGACGAACTGCTTGGCACCATCGAGCACCTTGGCCCAGTCGATGCCGTCGATGGCCTCGCCGATATCCTCGCCGATGGCACGCAGCTCGCTGCGGTTGCTGTCCGTGTTCAGGAACGCCGACAGCTTGGTCGCCGCGCGCCCCAGCGCCGGGAGGAAACCCGTTCCGATTTCGATGCCGGCGTCGATAAGGTTCTGCTTGACGAGCTTGAGCTTTGACGCGATGGTGTCAAACCGCTTCGTGGCTTCGTCGGACAAGGCTCCTGTGGCATCAGCGGCGGTGTCGAGCTGGTCATTGATGAACGGCAGGTTCTCGGCCATCGTGCGGAAGATGGTCCGGTCCGACGTGTTCGTGATGCCGAGCGCTTTGAGCGTCCGAGCGGCGTCGGTGGGGGAGAGTCCCTTCAGTCCTTTGAGAACGTCGAGGAAGATGCCGAGGCCCTCGCCCTTGTCCAGAGACTTCTGGAGGTCCTTGACGGACCGGCCGGTGATGGCGGAGAACTGTTCGCCCTTGGCATTGGCGAGCGAGATGTTCGTGGCCATGTTGGCGAACACCCGCGACAGAGCCGTACCACCACGCTCCGGGGCGAACCCCAGCGATGCGGTAGCCGATGCCAGCGCGGCGATCTGCGATGTCGCAAGGCCGGCTGCCTCGCCTTCCGCAGCGAACCGCTTGACGATCTCGATGATCTCGGACTCGGTGGAGGCGCCCTTATTGCCGAGCGCTACGAGGCTGTCCGCGAAGTCCGCGTAGTCCTTGCCAGTGAACCCAAGGATGGTTCCGATGCGGCCTAGGCTGTCGGCAGCCTGATCCGCGGCCAGGTCGGTCGTCACACCTAGCAGCGCGGTGATCCTGACGAACTCTTCGATGTCCTGCGCCTTGACGCCCAGCGCGCCAGCAGTCTCGCCGAGGACTGCGAACTCAGTGGCCGCGATGGGGATCTCACGCGCCATGCCCCGGAACGCATCAGACAGAGCATCGAAAGAGAGGCCGACCTTTGCCAGGTCGGCCTCATCTACGGTCTTACGGACGCCCGCGAAGGCATCCTCAAAGTCGATGGCAGCTTTAGCGGCGCCGGTCAGTCCGGCGATGGCAGCGCCGCCCACGACCAGCCCCGCGCGAGCGATGCCCCCGCCAAGCTGGCCAAATCCCTTGCCGACCCGGCCCACGGAGGCGCCGAGTCCCTTGAGCTGGCGCTGTGCCCCGGCGAGGCCCGAAGTGAGATTGCCCGCAAGGTCAAGGCGTACGGTCAGTTGGGCAGTCTCGGCCATTTATAGACTCCGTTGTATGGCGGCTTGCGATCGCTTGGCGTGGGCGTCCTCGGCGTGCTTGGATTCTCGGACGCGGGTGCCGATGCGGAACTCCAGGAGGTACTGACGGGCGAGGGAGTAGTCCTGCCAGGACATGGCGTCCACGGCAGCGAAGCCACCGAACTCGGCGGCGACCGCTACTCGGACGGCGAGGGGGTTGGCTTGCGGGTGCGCGAGGTCGAGGCCGGCGTCCGCCCAGTCGGCGATCGCTCGGCCGGCCTCGTCTGGAAAGGGGCGATAGCTGCCTTGATGTACCGCTCACCAGCGATGACGACCGGACGGGCGAGTGTCCAATCGCCCATGAGCTCGTCGATGTCGAACCGCTCGGTGCGGTTCCAGCCCACGGCCTCGGAGCGAGCAAAGGACAGCAGCAGCCGCTGCGTCAGCTCGTCATCGTTGCGAGCGCCCTTGCCGATCTCTTGCTCGGCAGCGATGCCACCGAGCGCGGACAGCTTGGCGTTGATGTAGACGACGTCCCCATCGGTGTGGGGTCTGTCCGGGCAAGCACAGTCGCTCACCCGGACCTCGATGCGTTCCATTGTCTGGTGCCCTCGCTTTCGGTGACTACAGAGCGGCCAGCGTGTTGACCACGACGGCACGGATGGCGTACGTCAGGGTCGAGTCATAGAAGCCGCGATAGACGAGCGTGATCGTGGAGTTGCCGCCAAGCTCGCCATCCGTCCGGCTGATGAGCCGAGCGGGGACGCGGATGGACTGGCTGTACGGGGTCGAGCCGGTGATGATCTCCGGGCTCGTCGTCTTGACCTCGATGTACCGGCTGGGGACCGGCGTGGCTTGGAGCGTGTTGGCTTCGGCTACCGTCGCGGCCGTCTTGGCGACCACGATGGTCACTTCGATCTCACGCGCTCCGCGTCCGTAGCCCGCGAGCTGGAAGCGCGAGTTGCTGCCGTTGGCGAACCGCTTGCGGTCGAGGTTGTTCCCGATGCTGACCGTCACGCCGTGGATGGCGTCAACGAGCTTGGTAGTCCCGATCGACGCCGCGACGCTGTCCAGGTAGACCTCGGTGTCAGCGCCGTAGACCCACTGGGGGGTGTCATCGATGGTCAGCCCGCCGGTGAACCCGGAGACATCCGCGCGGGCGTAGACGAGGTCCGCGCTGACCTCGAAGGCCGACAGGTCGTCGCCGAACGACAGCTCCAGCGAGTCGATGACGCCGCCGCCCGCGTTGATGACATCGGTCGAGTAGTCGTCGCCCCACTGATCGGTGAAGTATGCGAAGGCGTCGGCGGTCAGCGAGGCCGCCTGATAGACCCACGTCTTGGCCGTGGCGCCGGTCGGGCTGACGCCGCCCTTGACGGTGCCGGCCCACAGGTACGGGGCGTCATCGAAGGCGAGATTGCCTTCCCAGTTGCCCTCGATCCCGGTCGGTCCGTTGAACGGCGCGAGGATGGGGTCGAGCGAGCCGACGTCCACATCCGGGTCGGTCCGTGCCGGGTCGATGGTGATGGCACCGCGGAAGGGCAGGATGCGCGTTGCCGGGGAGTTGGAAGACAACGAGAGCGAGTGTCCGACCTGATGCTTGCGGAACCTGGTGAAGCCGCTGATGGGCACTTGAGATACCTCCTGCCCTTTCGCGGGGCATCAAAAAACCCGCCGACTTGGCGGGTTACTGGCCGATGGAAACGAGGAGTACGGCTAGAGCCGCCCCTCCTGAATGATGGTTTCCCCGAGTGTCAGGATGACTGCGGGGTAGAACGTGACCTCTGCATCGAGCTCGATCGGCTCGATGGACGTCACGCTCGTTACGGTGTTGTCACTGATGACGTGGGGGCGCGCCGTGACGTAGTCGAGGAAGGCGTCCACGAGGTCGTCCATCGCGTCGCTCGTCTCGCTGGCCGGCTCACGGAGGTAGTTGACCAGGACGATCTGCGGGGACATCGTTCGGCGCCTGATGCCGGCCGAGTGAGTGATGGTTTCCGGCATCGGTCCGACATACCCGCAGGGCAAGTCATTGAAGGCGCCCGGCCTGACCGGATAGAACCGCTTGAGGAGTGTCGGATTAGCGGTGGCGAAGGCGAGACCCAGCGCGAGGAGCTGGCCGCGGACATCGGAGCGAAAGGTCGTCGGCATCAGGCGGCCTCATCCCATGCCTTGACGATGGCCTTCCTGAGACCAGCCTGCCGGAGCGCCCTACGGACACCGGGCACTAGGTACGGCCGCGCCCGCGTCCCCGGATGACGCACGCTCCGGGCGAAATGGGTCGGCTTGGAGCCCTTACTCAACCTGCCGCTCAACGTTCGCTTTCCACCCCACGCCAGCGACGGTCCGCCAGGTCTGGAGCGGATGACGTGCGGGCGCGTCCCGCGCTCGACATAGATGGCGTAGCCGACCTCCGTGGTGCCACCGGCAACGACCGTCGCGCTCGTGTCCGTGACTGTCCCGACCCGGATCGTCCGTGCAAGGTTGGCTGTCTTGCGAGGAACGATCAACTTGGCTTCCTTGACGCCTTGCTGCGCGACCAGCCGCAGAACGCCCTTGTTGGTCTTCACGGCATCCAATCGTGCGCGCAGTTGCTTGATGCCGATGATCTGAGCACGTAGACCATTGACGACGGCCATCAGATGGTCGCCACATGGTCAGTGAGCCGCCACGAGTCGATGTGCGTCGTCACTTCCAGCGGCAATACCCCGAAGTCGAGCAGGTTGCCGTCCGGCGTGATAGCCGTGTTCGCCAGCAGCGAGTCGGGTCGTTTGTAGTAATAGCCCGCCATGATGAGCGCGGTGAACTTCCACTGTGGCGGTACCGTCGTCCAGCCCCACAAACCCGTGATGACGAGGTCGTTGGGCAGCCCGCTGCGTCGCAGGTTCCAGTACGGGCTGTCGAGGTTGCGATCGAACCACTGCGGATTGGAGCGGTAGTCGTATGTCCCGAACGCCCGCAACTGGATGCCGGTGTACATGGTCACGCCCGACTCGGGCTGCTGACGCGACGGGAGCAGGTAGTACGTGCTGTCCGCCGCCAGGGCCGACGATTGCAGCGTGACGCCCGACGCCGTCCGCAGGTCCGGGATGGTGATGGCGTCGCGCCCGTCTGAGCTGAACGTGCGCGCGGTGTTGGACGCGCTGGACGTGATGACGCGCCCCGTGGCGCGCTCCAGGAAGTCGGACGCAGCCGTCAGCAGGAGGTTCAGGTTGGCCGTGGACGCCCGTCCGGTGGTGGACGCGATGTCCATAAAGTCACGCAGCTCCTGCGCCGTGGCGAACTGGCTCATGCTGCGACCTCTAGACGGGAACTGACGATGTCGCGGAACTGCTCGGCAGCCCGCGCCCAGGAGAAGTTGGCGGCGACGTGCCGGGGGCCGGCGGCGCCGAGTGAGCGCCGAAACGCCGGCTTGCGAATGAGGCGTTCGACGTGCTGGCCCCACTCGTCAGGGTCTTCGGCGGCCCAGTGGTGGTCGTATTCGTTGTCGATCAGGTGCGCGACTGACGCCGTCAGGCCCGCGGGACCGATGACTTCAGGGACCGCCGAGTAGTCGATGCCGACCGCCGGCACGCCGCACGCGATGGCCTCGGCGACCGTCAGGCCGAAGCCCTCGGCGCTGTTCTGGACGTAGATGTCCGCGGCGTTGTACAGCACGTTCAGCTCCTCCCGAGACAGACCCTGGAACGTGTTGTGCGCGTTGGTCAGGAACACCCGCTCCCGGAACCAGATGGGGTACTTGGACAGCGAGTCGTAAAGCAACCCGCCCTGGTCGTGTGGCCGGCAGTGGATGACCATGTCGGCTTCAGGGTTGCGTTCGAACACAGGCAACAGCGCCCGGAGCATCGCGTTGTATCGCTTGCGCGGCATGTGCCGGTCCGTCCGCAGTAGCATCACCCGCTTCGTGTCGATGCCAAAGTGTTCCTTGGCAGTGAGCTTGGAAGTGATGCGCTTCCCTTCGACGGCGGCCGGCCGGTTGGCCGCGACGGGGTAGAACACCGACTGATCCACGCCGTGATAGACCATCGGCGGCCGGTGGCCCATGACCTCCTCGATCTGGTCAGCGCCGAACTTGGTCATCGCGACCGGGCTCACGATGTCCCACAGGCCCTTCCACGCGGGCGGAAGTCCGACGCCCTCGACGGGGACGTAGTGGTAGGACGGCACCGCCTGGAGTGCTTCGCGTACCCGCTGGTCCACGACGATCCAGCGGGCGGCAAAGTAGTCACCCAGGATGATGATGCCCTCGGGCTTCCACTTGTCCGGCATACCCTCGCCGGTCAGCGCCGCCAGGACGTTCTCCGGTCGGGCGTCATCGTTGAGGCGGAACGTCCGGCTGCCCAGCGGCTCGGGGATTGCGAAGCCCGCCGCGTTCTGCGACAGGAAGCGCACGTCCTCGCCGAGGTCCAGCAGCGCCCGCCCAAGGTCGGCGGTCACGGTCCCGAAGCCCGTTGCGGCAGCGTCGCCGACGAACAGGAGCCTCATGCCAGGAACTCCGCGATACGCGCGGCCTCGGCGTCGAAGTCCACCAGCTCGTCGAAGGTGGCCCGGATGGCTTCGCACATGGCCCGATGTCGGCTAGCATCGCGCGTGATGTCCACGATCATCTCCGCGGCCTCGCCGAGCGTGTGCTTGTCAAGGTCGATGCAGGTCACGCCGTCCTGCCACAACGGCTCGGCCATGAGGCCCCGGTAGTGGGCCGCGTGCCCGATGAGCGGTCGGCCGATGGCGGCCCAGGCGTGGATGACATGCCCGAACCCGTCTCCCTGCACCTTGTCGTGCCAGCCGAAGGCCGAGCCGCGCATAAGCGCCGCGATGTCGGCCACCGTCTCGATGTTGCCATCCGGGCCGTCGATGCCGTGGCTGGCGAGGGTGAACCCCGGCAGGCACTGCCGCATCTGCTCAAACGGCCGGGCGCACGGGGTGGAGCCGAAGCAGTTGACGAAGGAACGGATGGTCAGGGACGCCGCTGGCGGGTCCGCGTATCCGAACAGCCCTTCGGCGTCGAACTCCTGATGATAGACGATGCCCTTCCCGCGGATCGGAACCTCGGAACTGACGAGGGCTAGCGGGTCGAGGCCCCAGTCCACCGACTGGTTCGTGTTGCCGACCTGGAGGACGAACTTGGCACCGAGCTCGCGGGCCAGCTTGGCGAACCCGCGCTGGTTGTCCTGCACCGTCGCCACGACGTAGCCCCACTCGGACGGGGTAGCGCGGAGGGCGCCGAGCTCGACCCCCAGGATCTCCCGCTCGGGATGGTGGCCGTCGACCGTGCGGAACGTCCGGTATCCCGGCTGCTGTCCGAAGTCGCGTTCGGTCCAGCCGTCCAGCGCGAGGAACTGGCGGGCCAGCCGGTCATCGCCGTAGCCCTCGCCGAAGCGCCACACGCCCTCGTCCCACCATTCATGGCCGACGGGGGTATAGACGATGTGCCCGAGCCTGTCCCCGAACAGGCGCTGGAGGCTGTAGAACAGCGCGTGGTGGTGGCGGTCGATGAGCACCCTCATCGGAGGTATGCCTTCCACGCCGCGGCCACCGCCGCCTTGCCGAAGATGTCGATGGCGCGCTGGCGGATGGCGATGGAAACGTCCACTGCCGGTTCGGCCAGGAGTTGCCGCAGGTGCAGCGCCGCTACCGCCGGGTCATCGGAGAACGACGACGCCAGCTCGTGGCCCTCGAACAGCGACGGCCCGTAGGGGAAGACGTTGTGATGGCTCGGCCCGATGGACACGATCGGGATGCCGGTCATCATCGCCTCGATGAGGCCCAGCGTATACGAGGCCGGCTGCGTCCCGGTGTACAGGTAGGCCCGCGCCATGCGGAGCGCGGTGTGCATGTCGTCATAGGACAGCTCGCCCGAGCCGCCGACGGCCTCCGAGCCCGGACCGAGGGCCATCGCCGATAGGCCCTTCGTCGCGTCACGCCAGAACTCATAGTTGGTGTACGGGTGGCGCTGCGCCAGGTGCTGCGTGATGTTGATGACGATTGTCGTATCGCCGGTCCAGCCCGTGTATTCGGCGGGATCGACCCAGAAGCGAATGAGCGCATCGTGGCCGGAGTAGCCGGGGATGTTCGCTTCCTTGGGCGAGTAGGCGACCCGCTCGAGCCCCTGCCGGCGGAACGGCGCGGCCTGCTGCTCGTTGTTCGTGACGGACTGGCCGACCGAGCGCCAGATGATGCGCCGGCCCGACGATGCGTCGCGCCATGCCCGGATGCGGTCCCACTGCCCGTACAGCCGGTCCAGGTAGTGGTGATAGATGATGATGCCGTCGTCGCCCAGCCAGTCGAGGATGGCGTCGGGGATGTGCGCCTGAGCGGCGCCGAGGTTGTCATCCGTCCCGAGCGCGTCCACCGCGTCCTTGACGGCCTGCACCATCGGCACCTGCGGCAGCGGCGGGCGCTTCGGATCGTGCGGATGGGC